TTCAAGCAAGGCGGTTTTTAGTTCGTCGTCTAGCGCCGGGATTGTCGATGTAAAGTCGATTTGCACGCCCTCAAAATCATCTGCGCCGCTGATTGTGGTCTTTGGCCGCACGCGCCCCGTGTTGCGGTCTACGCTATAGTCTGCCGTGTCGATCACGTCTGTGTATGCACCCTCGCTGTCGATTGCGGTAACGACCACCGCAGTGACAGGCATGATAGGCGCATAAACAGGCGTATCAAAAACATCAACTAACACACGCCATGCCTGAGTCACAAAAGCGACTTTAAGCCACTTCTCCAACTCCAAACGGCATGACGTGATTAGTCGAGTGACAAGCGCGTCCTCATCGTCGGTCTCAAGCCGCAGGTAGTCTTTGGCTTGTTGCAAGTTGATTGGCTCAACTGCTGATCGACTAACAAGTGACGCGCTCATGGTTATACCTCAAACGACAAATCAAACTTGATCGCGTTTGCGCCAACAGTCGCGCCACTGGTTACGCTAGTGGACACGATGTTGATACGCGCATAGCGATAGCCCTGATTGGCACGCAGACCGACCTTAGACACGCCATTGGCTGACAGTGCTGCGCCTGAAAGCGTGCCCTGCAAGATACTTGCATCGGCTGCCACGCCGTCAGACAAGCCGCTGTCATTGCCGACGGTGATAGTCGGGGTGTAAGTGCCGTCGGTGCGAGCCGATACAGTCAGCACAAACAGCACGCCGCCACAGCCTTGCAAGTCAATGATGCTGCCGTTTGATGTGGTATTGCTAGTAATCGCTGCGGCTGCACGAGCCACCTCGACGCTAGTGGATTGGTTGAGATCGCGGATCATGTGTGCGCTCCTTATGCTTCAAAGGTCATGACGACCATGCAGTCATTGTCGATCAAGCCGCCACCGACACGACGGGTCGTGTAAAACTCGACGTAAGGCTTGCTGCTGTACGGATCGCGCAAAATGTTGATCGCTTTACGATCCACGATTTGATAGCCAGCAAAGTTGGCGAGGGCAATTGATTTGCTGCCTGCGCTGATGTCTGGCATGTGGTCAAAGCCACCGTCAACAGGCATGCCCAAAATCGTACCGCTCACACCACGACTAAAGTCAGGCAACCATACGGGGCGACCGTCGCTGTCTTGCATTTTCATGACTTCAGCAAGAGTCGCGGAATTCATCGCCCACACTGCGCCGTTGTGATAGTCGCGGTGCAAAGCCTGACGAACATCAACAAACGCCTTAAAGCCATTTGGTGCGGCCACAAATGCACCGCTTGCGCCTGATTTGACCTTGCGCACTACGCCGCGATTGCGGTTTGCGCTTGTGCTCAGGCTGTAGTCCAAAAAGCCGCGTGGCTTGCTTGAGCCGTCGCCGTTAATAAACGCGTCAGACTCTTTGCGAGCAAACACAAGACCAAGCTTGCGAATCATCCATGCTTCAACGTCGTACTCAGCGTCGTCAAGCAATTTTTGGGTGGTCTTGGGCTTGGCGTACATCTCATTGACTTCGATGCGGTACTTGTCAAGCTGCGCAGTGGCGGTTTCAGCACGCGCTTGGGTTTCACCTACCCAACCTGCACCAAAATCTTCATCATCATACAGGCCTTCAAGCGCATCACCGCTGATCGTCTGCACCGACGCATACTGACGGATTGGCGAGCGTGCGAGGATTTTTTCAATCATGCGGCCACGGGTGGCCTGCGGCATGAGATAGCCGCCGTCAGGATTGGTGATGGTTGATAACGCCTTTTGCTCAGCGTCCGACAGTCGCGCACCTTCAAGGTTTTTGCGCAGCATCATTTCAAACGCTTGAGTTTGCTCACGATCCGCTTCGGTCATGCCTTGCGCTTTGGATTCGGCGGCAAACAGTTGAGCGCGTTTGATCTCAGTCAATTGCTTGATTGCAGCTTCCATATCCGACTGCATCTTAGTGACCTTTTCGGTCAGTTCGCCGCTTTGTTGACCAAAGGACTTGATGTGTTCGGCATTTTCGGCTGCTGCTTTTTGATACGCATCAAGATTGCGATTGATGGTATCAATGGTTTGGCTCATATCAGTCATTTGTTGACCTCCATACGTTGTGCCAGTTGCTTGAGTTTGCTTGCCAACTCTTGATCTTTATCATCCTGATCGTCGCGACCATTTTTGATGATGCTGATAAAGCGCTTGGCCTGCTTGCTGCTCATGCCACCAACGTCCCGCAGGTAGGTCTCGCAGTCGCGCACTGTTTCGAGTGCGTCGATAGATTTGATGTCGGTAAACTCTGCCCCAGGATTCATGGGCAAAGTCACAAACGAATATTCGTAACACTTCAGCTTCTTGAGCAAGTACACGCCGCTCTCTTGATCTCGCGTGTAATCTTTTACCCAATAGCCGATGGACATGCCTTGCAATACGCCGTCTTTGGCAAGCGTGCGTGCGTCCATCGCAAGCTGAGTCGTTGACAGTTGGCCTTTAACATACAGACCGTTGTCATCTTCGTAAATCTCTAGTGTCTTGCCGATGGGTTTGCCCATATCGTGCTGCCACAACACAGGGGGTAGTTTGCCGTTGGATGCCTTAAGCTCGGCCAACCAATCAGCAAACGCGCCTTTGACGATGATGTCACCGCCTAGGTCGATGTTACCAAACTTGGCCGCGTAGCCCTCAAAATACCCATCGTCGCCAACGGCTTTAACGTCGAGCGTGAGCGCCTTCGTAAAACCTCTTTTCATTCGATTTCCCCAACAATCACGCCCATAACACATCTGCAATTTACCACGTTTTTAGCAGATGCACGAGGGTCTTGCGGATAGCGCATTTTTTCACCGCCTACCCTGAATTTTTCGCCCCGATCAATGACCTGTCCGTTGGCGTGTTTGTGGTCGTCACGCACCCTACCATCGTTCGTGCTAATCCACTCGTACTTAACCACAATCTCATCTTGCAACTCATCAGCCGCTTTGTCTGCACGCTCAAACGTCGCGGTATTGGCCGCCTTGCCCACCTCAGTGCGTGCTATCGTCATGCCGCGTGCTGTGGCGTTTGAGCCGCCGATACGCTGCCCGATAGCTTTAGCAATCTCAACAGGAGTCAAGCCATCCTCAAGCCCTTTAGCAATTACACCCGATGCTGTCGCTACTGTAGTAGACACAATCTCAGGCGCGACTAGCAGGGCATTTTGCTGTAGCGTACTGATCACCTGCTGCTCCAAGTATGTTGGCAGGTCAAGCGGTTGGCTTGTTTGCAGGTCAATGCTTAAAAACTTCTTACCTGTTTGCTCGGCCAAGTCAGTCAAGATGTCTTGCATGTTGACGCTATGGCGCAGACTAATGTCATCAGGGATAGACTGCATCAGCGCATAGGCTTCAGCCAACTCTTTTGATACGCGCCGCAACTCACGCGCAATGACGCGCCCAAACTTCAGATTCAGGCGATCCTGCGCCATCAGCATGGCACGGGCGTAGCGTAGGCGTTGGCGGGCGTTCATGCTCAATTGCCCGTACTGCTAACAGGGTCAGCCCCTGCCAGGTCAAGCGGGATCATGCTCGACTGCACCAGAATCACATCACCTTCATCAACGCTCTGCTTGCCGATCATGCCGCGCTTCTCATTGATTGTCAGTGAGTTCACGCCGTCAACGGTTTTCATCCGCTCGGCGCGTCGTGGCTCAAGTGCTGTGACCTTATCAACCTCAACACACAAACTACCGCCTGATGTATTTCGGGGGTCAATGTAGCGTTGCAAGTCGGAAAGTAGGCTGTTCATCAGCGGGATAACGGTATCTTCATAAAACGATGCTCGCGCCTGCTCATAATTGGCGAACGTCTGACTGCCTTCGATGCCTACAATCTGCGGCGGCACACCCAACACTTTGCACACATCAAGCTCATTGGCGCGCTTGCCGTTGATATACTCCATCTCACGCGGTGACATGCCTGTTTGTTGCCACGACAAACCGCCCTCAAGAATCATTGGCTTGCCGTTGTTTTTTGCCCCTGCATATTTGTCGCTAAATTGCGTCTGTAAGCGACTGAACGATGTGTCTGACAACTCTGTGGCGGTTGACAGCACACCACTAGGCGTTACGCCGTTGTCTAGCACTGCTTTGTTCGATGCCGCATAGCTGTTGAGCGTATCAATCGCATGCGCGCACGACGACAGCAGCGACAGGCCACGATACCGACCAACAGGATTGTACTCAAACCATTTACACAACATCTCGTCGGGGATGCGCATTGCAGACATGCCTGCGTCGCTTGCGCTGTATACCCATGTTTTTGGGTAGCCCATCTCAGTCTCGACAATCGACAACCAGTCAGGGCGCAGCGCCATTAACTCAAGCTGCGAGCCTACGCCTAGATTGTAGATTGCGCCTTCGCCACTGATCAGGCGGTTGGTGACAATCTCGGTGATCAGTTGCTGATACGTCTGCTTGCTGTTTGGGCGTTTGAGTTGCTGTAGGATTTTGGCTTTGTCCTTGATGTTGCCTTGATCGTCAACTACTGTGATCGGCAAATCAGCACAAGCCGTAGCAATCGCACGCACGCACGCACGCACCGTTGGGTTTTGCGCATAGCCCTCAGTGGCAAACGCGACAAAACCAAACTCTGTCCACGATGCGGAATTGCGCATAATCATGGTGCGGATGTATGAGGATGGCGCTTGTTTCTGCTCGCGCTTCCAAAATCGCCAATTCATAAAAACCTCACTCTAGGCTCTGCCTTGCGACTACTTGCAAGCATATCATCTATCGCATCGCACATCGGGTCGATCTGGTCATCGTGATCATGTGCATTGTCTGCTGTAAACGCTTCACATTCTGACACAAAATCGCTTACAAATGCAGCACTCTCGGGAATCATAACATAGCCTGATTCAATGTATGGCAGCACGTCCTGCACGCGCGTTAATTTGTCAACGGTGCGCTGAATCGGCTTGATCGGGATCTTTGCATCGCGCTTAATGTCTTGAATCAATCCCGTCCCGCTCGCCTTATCTTCCACGCACATCTCGCGCAGTTTGCCCTGATCTTTGACCGCGTGCTTATTCCAAAAGTCTACCGCTTGCCGCCGCAGGTCGGGCGCTTCCCATTTTCCGCGTATCATGTCCAGCAAGTAGATTTTCCCATCTTCACCCATGCCCCAACACTCGAAAACACTGTAGTCGTTATGCTCTTTGGTCTTTTGCGCAGTGTCGGCATAGATTTTGACATACTCCATTTTTGGCGCGATAGAGTACCGGCAGAACCAATCACCTTTAATCAACTCGCCGCCCAAAATAATCGGTGTTTGCTGGTAAAGTGATAGCCATGATGCGGGGTCCATTATGCTTCTGCGCTCGAGCAAAAACTCTAGTGATTTGTGCTCAGGGAAAAGCGCATCGCCCGCTTTGCGGTTTGGCTCATCTCGCTCAGCAATGGCAGGATACGACAGTACACGCACATCGGGGTCTTGCTTGATTAAACGACCTATTGGGTCATCTATGTGCCAACGCGTCAAAATGCACAATAACGCACCATCTTCGCTGAATCGGGTGAAAAAGTCGTCTGTAAACCAATCCCATACGCCGTCGCGGATCGTCTTAGAATTCGACTCTTTGCGCCCCTTGATCGGGTCATCAATCACGCC